AAGTACTGTTTTAGTCGAACAAAACAATGATGACTGGAAAAAATCTCAAAATTATAAAATAAGAGATAATCAATATCTTAGAATTTCAGGTAACATTTTTCAAAATCCTGAATTATTTGAAAGTACAAAAAAATAAAACAATTAATCACTAATACTACTGCAGGGTTCTACTAGCTGTTAGAAGCTGACTTTTTATTAATTAATTAAATTTCAAAAAATGATTAAATTATTCAAAAAAAACGGATTATACGGAATAGAAGAAGACGGAAATGATAGTGTGCCTTTTGTTTATGAGAATAAAGAATGCGCTATTGATGAGTGGAAATATTTTGAAATAATCAATATATCAGAGGGTTTTCTTCCAAAAAAAAGAAGTATAGATGAAATAATAGATATAGAAATTTCATTAAGGAATAAAAATGAATATAGTCCTGAATAATAATAAGCTTGCACATAACGTTAAAGCATAACGGTAGTTTAGGAAAAATAAGCCTAATCTATCGAAGTTAAAAACTAAGATTACAAGTATAAAACAAATTATAAATCAAGCCTTATGCCTAAATTACTATTATGCAGTGTTAGCAAATCGGCTTTTAATATTCGGAAACTATGATTACAGCAAAAGAATTATTTGACAAAATGTTAGAAGAAAATGACGAATGTACATCAACTGAAATGATGATAGCATTTGCGAAATTACACGTTGAGGAAGCTTTGAAACAAGCTTATATTAAAGCAGAATCGAGATATTATCATTCGCCTGACAGATATGTATTATGCGTAATTGAGAAGGAATCAATAATAAATGCTTATTCTTTGGACGGCATTGTTTAGCTGTTTGCTAACGGATTAGTGCTTGGCGAAGGCTGGGCATTGGAATACAAATGTTTAAATTAAGTACAAATGTCAAATAGAAATACAAATGCTGAATAAAGCACCACAGCCCAATAGAAGTAAAAGGCTCAAAACTTACACTTCTGCCCCTATTGCTACAAACCCTTGTTAGCAGAAGTGGCGGGTTAATTTACAAGGGTATAATTTAAAAATTTAAACAAAATGCAAAAAGTAACAAACAAATTAAGAGTATCACATTATCCACAAATCCCTTGCAAACCTTTTATTGTAGAAGTAAAAGACGAGGAACAAGCATTACTAATTAGAGAAACATTAGCAAATCAACATTTGTTTTTGTTTGATAACAATATGATACCAGACTATTCAAATGTAATTACAGTAGAAATGTGGGACGAAAATTCAGACGGAGAAGGTAATGCTGATTGGGTGGATTACTACAATGAAAACGAAAATATGGAATTTGACGAATTTGTTGAAACGTATTTGTCTGCCGAAGTGGGGTCTTAGTCATTTCTGCTAACGTTAAAGCATAACAGTAGTTTAGGAAAAATAAGCCTAATCTACCGAAGTTAAAAACTAAGATTACAAGTATAAAACAAATTATAAATCAAGCCTTATGCCTAAATTACTGTTATGCAGTGTTAGCAAATCGGCTTTTTAAAACACTAATTATGAAATTAAAATGTAGATTAACACACGCTTTTGCTGAATTGAAAATAGATGAAATAGAAACAACAGTTTACAAAAGTTGCCCGCAAGAAATTGAAATACTAATTGACAACTTAACCGATGTTATTGATGATTTATCTAAATTAATAGGCAAAGATTTTAGTTTTTCTTTAACCGATGATGAGTAAGCTGTTTGCTAACGCTCCCTCGCTTGGCTTAGTGCCGAGTTATGAAAATATAATTTCTAATTAAAAACAAAACGTGATGAAAAACGATAAAAACGAAAATAAGGCATTGAGCCAAACGAGTGTTAGTAGCTGTTTACAAATTATTTTACATTTATTTTAAAAATATTTGTAATTTTATTTGGTAGTTACAAAATTAGTCGTATATTTGTAAAAGAAATAACGACTAAAACAAAGCAAAATGTACTTACAATTTATTCAAAAAGATATGTCAATGAAGTTAATAGACAAAAAATTAACTTTTGAAACTTTAAAAATATCTAATAATCGTTTAGATTTTAAATTTAAAACATATAATGAAAAATTACAATGTGGCGGTTGGGTTACTGAAGGTTATTTTTTAGGTAATATAGATGATATTTCAGAAAATATATTTGATTTATTTGATAGTGTTTATCTTAAAAAAAGAAGTTTAGACGGAATTAAGATTTACTCAAAAACAAAATAGTATGAATGTAGCAGATTATTTAAAAGCAAAAAATATTGAGATTTTTAGTTCTCAAACATTATTAATTACAAAAGAAGGTAAAAATATTTCTTTGTTTGATTTATTAAACGAATATGCGCAAATATATTCTAAAGATTATTTATGTTTTTCTAAAACTATTGATTTAATAGATAATAGTAACGATTTAAAAGAATTTGAAGTTAACGTAAATAGATTTTTTAAATGCAAAGACAATCAATAATAGTTTTTATTCAAGGCGAAAGAATAGAAACTTACGGAAATTTAAAAAAGTGTTGTGAGTTTGAAAACTTAAAATATCACACTTTAGCACGTTTAAAATTTCCTATTCGGATAAACGATGTAGTTATACACAAAACGTTGTTTAAATAGCTACTAACGGTTCGTGGCTTTGTATTGTTGCCAATAAAATAATACCTAATCTTTAAATTAAAAACAATGAATACAAGTACAAAAAAATCATTAAATGAAGCCGAATGTGGCAATAAGTCAAAACCACTGTTACAAGCAGTACATCTTTTCGGAGGATTAGATAAATATTTTTCGGATTTAGAAGATTATGAGTTTAGCGTATGTTGTGATGAATGTGGTAATGAAAAATTACAATTTAGACGTACCACTTCAAATAATGAAGTTCATTGGTGTGATAAATGTAAAAGAGAACAAACTACTTGTAAACGTCCTAATGAAGACGATTATTAGTATTGCTTGTAACATTTGTATAAACGTATTACGTTTATATTTTATTAATAAATCCCCCCATAAACCGAACGTTTACAAGTTGTAAAAAGCCAATACACTAATAAAAACAAAGACAATACAAAAGGACTACACCATAACATAGCGCAATTCCAATCAGTTGATTTAGCAACTTCGGAGACTACGGTAGTTGTGGTGTTGTACTTTTCTGTTTCCACCCTTATAGTGCTGCAACTTGCGAAAAGTAAAGGCAATAATTTTTTCATTTTAATATCTTGTTTATTTTAGCTTCAAAAATACGTTCAGCTATTTTGAATATAGGTGCTTTTTTACCGTGTAGATATTCGGCATTATCCCCTATGCTTTTAAAATCATAATACCAAAATATTGCTAATGGTGCTTTCATTATTATTTCGTAAGTAAAGCCTATTGCTAAATTATCAAAATCGTTTTCTAAGAAAGTTTTTACAACAAATAAATACATCAATAGAGTAAAACATTTAAAGAATGTAAACTTTAACTTCTTTGGGTCAAAAGCGAATTTTTCAGATAATTTTATATTCTCCTCATAATTCAAAGATTGTGCCAACTCAAAATATTCCTTAGACTTTTTCTTTGATTTTTGAACGCCGTAATAGGCATCAGTCAAAGTGGTTAGTATCACCATAGATAATAAAAAATTCGATACTCCAAATAATTTTTCTCCAAAAGTATGAGATAAAAATTGAATGATAGCTGTAAAACTCAGTGCTCTAAAGGTTAATTCATAACTATTTAAGCTGTAAAATTCACAAACTTTTTTTAAATATAAATAGACAGGGAAGTAATATCTCATTTTTTAAAAATTAAAACAAACAAAAATAGCAAAATTACACAAATTAAAGCGGGTTTTAAAAATATAAATATTAAAACTCCGCTTAGTTCAAACGTTAAATCAAAGAGGAAATCTTGCAAATTTTTACTTTTGTTCAATTGGTAAATCTCCCAAACTAACCAAAAGCTAGCTACAAAATACCACCCACCAATAAGGTAACAAGCCACAAACGAAATAGCACAATGACTTATCTGATTGGTCATAAAACTGTATAAATTGCCCCCAAAATCATCAGGGGCAAAGAATTTTAAAAGTCGCTCTACCACAATACAGACAATTCCCATTCATTTGGTTGGTAGCCGTAAACTGTAACCCCCAAATCTTCTATTAAATCTGTTGTTACACTAAGCAAAAAACCTATTTGAATGATTTTAAAATCTCTTTCGTTGCCATAGAAACCATCTAATTGGCTTGTAAAATTAGCTTCTATGTAAGCTGTTGTGTCTATAACTTCCTGCCTTGTTCTGATTACATCTCTTGTCAAATGAAGTTTCTTAGTGCCATCCGCTAAAATAAAATATTCAGAAACACTATACTTATGGTCGCCATTAGGCATTATAACGTGTGAGTTGTAATGGATGTACAACTTACCCTCTGTTAAGTATTTTAAATCTACTACTTTTGTTGTTGTTGTGATTATCATATTTTAATGTTTAGAATTTGATTGTAAAAAAATGGTGTGCAAAAAATATCTGTACCGACTCTTGTAGAACCTATAAATCTTTCTGTTGTTAAATTATAGGTATTTCCAACAAATTGACCTTTATTCTTCAAAATATCAAACTGATAAACTCTATTGTTTGAATGAGGAATTAAATAAAGATTGTTTTTATAGGATTCTATACCTAAGGATCCAGAAGGTAATCCAGAACCAATTAATGAACTTATTTGGGTATCTAAATCAAAACTTAAAATTTCCGTTCTATTTTGGTTTGAAGCGTATAATTTACGCCCTAATTTAGTCCAACGACCCCATTTAAAGTCGTTTGTTATCGTTCCGTAAGTAGAACCGACCAACTCGTTTAGTTCTGTTACTACATTGTAACGCATAATCTGATTGTAACCATTTGGACAAAAATAAATCCAATTTCCATCAGTTACCCCATTACCGTTCCACTTATAAACACTGCCTGCATAAGTAGTGCCAACTAATCTAGTATTTCCTGTTACTGGATCGAGTTCTAAAACCTGATTACTAAAGAAAGGTGTAAGATATAACTTATTATTAACTAAGCTCTCGACAATTCCTGCGAATTTGTCACCACCAGTATAAGTTGTGTTGCCTATTAATGTGGTTGTTTCTGTCGTGGGATTGTACTTTAAACATTGTGTTGCTTCTCCCATTCCAAAATAGATATTTCCATCGGAATGAGGGGTACAACCAACCCATTTTTTAGCCCCAGTATAAACACTCCCAATATTTCTACTTATCCCTGTTGCAATATTATATTCTAATATTTGATTAGCACCGTTCCAAGGAGCGAAATAAACTAATCCGTTTAAATTACACGCTCCTATATACTTGTTCGTACCACTTAAAATAGACCCTACTAAAACCGTTTTAGCAAGCCTTGTGTTTTTCAAAGCTTGCATAATTGTTGTCTTTATCATATTATATAGCTCCTCTTGTTAGATAATTATTGACCGTGGCTCTCGGTACTATAACACAATCCGATTCGGCTTGCATAACCAAACCGCCAGTTACAACGACTGAAACTCCCAATGTAAAAGTAAGAACAGCTCCTGCAAGTGTACTAAATCCAGCATTAAAACCCGCTGGTAAACCGTTTGGAATTGTTACCGTTGTGTTTGCTGTAATTATAAAAGAACGCCCTGCATCTTCCGCTAAAAGGGTATAAGTACCCGATATTTCTTTAGGAATTAAAGCATTAATAATATGCCCCTGACCGCTAATACTAGCAACCTCTGTACCACCTTTTTTAAACGTAGCTATTTTTCCAGTATTAATAGCGCCTATTCCGAATTCTCCTGCAACAGCGGCGTTAGAATAACCCTGTACTCCGATACCACTAATAGAATTTCCAAAAACTCCAAAATTATTATCAGAAGTCCCCAAAACTCCACCAGTATCTACACCGTCACCATGTACCCCAGCATCTCCCGAAGAATCGCAAAAACCATGTACTCCTGCGACAGTTCCTTCTCCATAGATAGCTATAGATTCTTCTGTACCTACACTTATAGAACCAGTCCTACTAATAGCACTTGTTTTATTATTTCCAGCATCCGTATTTGTACCGTTTATATAAAAATTAGAACTAGCTGGAACTACCTTTGTACTGTAATTAGTGCCGTTATATACCCACGTTGAGTTATCTGTACCTATGTATAGATTAGCAACGTTATCCTCTAATAAAGGGTCATTTGTAACAGGAGGGTTTACATTGTCAAAGATAGTAGCGGTAGTTGGATTAGTTGAATTAAAATAAACTATCGTTGCGTAGTCTGTAGGTTTTCCACTTTCAATTAAATCTAGCAAACTCTGTGATATTTGCTTTTCGGATATTCCGTGTGTTGGTTGTGCCATGTTATGTTGTTTTGTAAGTTACTGTTAAATATACAGAGTGTTGATTTGTGTCTGCAGCCTTAAAAGTTATATTAGCGTTTATTCCTGTTATCGATTGAACAGTACAAGAGTTATAATTACCAATACCAGACCGAGCAGTTCCTAACCCTACTAAATTACCTGTAAAATTCGCTGATAAACCGATTAAATCCAAACGGATACCACAACCCCCTGTAGCTGTTGGCGTTACATACATACTTAAATATATCGTTCTAGTTTTTCCAATATCTGTATAGATAGCTTTTGTAAATGTAACATTTGAAATATTGGCAATAGCTGTTAAATTTAAATCAGATGCTATAAATTCCCCTTCTGCTACACTACCACCTCCACCACCACCAACACCCGCAATTAAAGCATCTGTCTGTGCCTGTGTGTAATAAGGAGCAATATTTACGTTTTCATCTACCAAATATAAAATAACCACTTGCTGTCCTGTACTTATGGTTTCATTAATTATAACCGTTGTGTCGTTTGGTGTAGTGTAGTTTTCAGTACTCCATCCATTTACTGAAACTTCTATAATCTGTGCAAAGGTTGGTAATGTAAATGTGCTTGAACCCAAATATAAATCTGAAAATTTTTCTATTCTAGTAACAACACCCTCATCTAAATTGGTATAATTAGCCTTGTCGGTAACATCTCCTCCATTGTACCTTGCGTTCGTCCAAATAGTGTTTTCGTCATAAAAACCATGTACAATATCCCCAGCCTGTAATTGGTTAAGCATTATATTATTTTCTCCTTTGAATTTCAAAGAGAAATTAGGATATAAAGGAATTTGATTAAGATTTACTTGTCCTATTATCTCATTCAATTTGTCCTTAATTAAATTAGTTTCGTTCGCCGAAAGTTTATTAAAACCAACTTTGTTTCCTGAAATAAAAGCCTCTTTGTTACCGCTTGAATTAGCATCAATAAAACTATAATTATCTATCATATCAAATTTATTTTAATAGAAGAATAAGGCTCGTAGTCATTCTTTTTAATACCTAAAACTTTATTGGCTTCAATCAATTGTAAAGTAATAGCATCGCTTAACATTGTAATATCGTATTGCTTTTCTTGCATCTTAGGACTTGACCAATTAGGTTGGTTTATAGCCTTTAACCCTGCTGTTGTATGTGTATAAACTGATTCTAATTGTTGGCGAACGACATTCATAGCTATAAAATTTCTAAAACCTACAAAAGTATCAGATTCTGAATTTGGGATTATATCGTTAAAAATATCGTTGGTTAATTTTAAACCAAACATCTTTAAAAAAACAATATTACGAACATTATTCGTTAGGTTGTTTATTTGATCCTGAGTCATCGATTGGCTCAGTGGATAGTACTTCGTCAATTCCGTTAATAGTATTGGTGTCATCTGTTTTGTCTCTTAATTTGATTCCTATTTCCGTGAAGGCTTCTTCAATTTTTTTAGCGTGGTATAAACAAGTTTGCTTCCAACTCTCTAACGCTACTTTATAAGCTTCGCCACTATTCCCAAACAATCCCTCACTAGGATTACAAAGAATTTGAGGGAAACAATATCCAGCCGTGCATATTTTCTTACCAGCTTTATCGTCCACACTATTGTACTTATCAATTTCAACATCGTTTCCAATTTGTATTTTTGTAAAAATTTCTTTTACATCCTCATCGCCTGTAACTTCTAACACGTAGTTTTGGGTAGCTCCTTTTACGCCTTTGCCTTGTTTCAAAGCGTCCAAAATCATATCGGTTCTGGTAACTATTACGTTGCCATTGTCATCCTTAGTAGTTTCTGCACCTTTCTTTATTATGTAAATATTATTACCAAATAAAGCGTTATCGCTTGCTTTTGTAATAAAAGTTGGCGTGTCGTTTTCGACTTCCAGCCAAGGCAACACCGAACAAAATACAGAATATTGGTATTGGTTAGTAGTTGTATTATACTGGTATATTTGACCTATAAAATTCTCCCAACCGTCTACTGATTTAACCTGAGACAAAACAGCTTCTTTACTTTTATTAAAAGAAGGAAACTCAGCCTTTGTATTTACATTGTAAAATTCTGAAATATAGCCAGTATCGTCTTGCTCTTTTGAACGATAAAACCTTGATTTTCTAAAATGTACATCTCTTATCTCTACTGTTGCAGGATTATATTGTGCATAAAGTGTAAAGTGACCATACTTAATATATTCATCCACTACATTATCCCATAGTTTTTTTCTTTCTTCAAAAATTCCATCCAAAACACAAAACTCCTTGAATTTTAAAACCAACATAGAAGCTGTTGGACTTTCGTTAATTAGGTTGTCTAAAGTAACGTAGTAATCGCCAGCTTCTATTAGTTTTGCAAAATCCTTCTTTTCTGTTGTAGGTTTATTCGCTTGATGTAGTTTCATTTGCTACTATTTTTTTTGCTTTTTCTGCTTTTACAGGCTCTAAATAAGCTTTGATTCTTATTTCTTCAAATGTACTAAATTTTTCTGGTCTTTTAGCGTGTAATTTTACAGCCAATTTCAATTTATCAACTAGAATAGAATCTGTATCAGTTACGTAGATAGGGTATAATACGCCCTCTTCTGTTGGTATTGCTCCATTTCGCAATACGAAAAATGTTGTTTTTTGCATTTCTAAATATTTTTTATAGAATTTATCTAAATCTTTTTTTTGCCCGCAAGATGCACACCCTTTTTGATCTGTAATAAAACGCCTTGCTTCTAAGGGCAAGGCGTTAAATTCTTCAGTAGTCATATTACTAAGCTACTTCAAATCTGTTAAGGTATAGAGCATCAGTTGCAACGTAAGAGCCAACCAATAGGTTTAACCCATTCGGTGTGTTCTCTCCAGCTCCTTCTGGACTCATAAACGAACCAATTACACGGTTTCCACTCTCAGGAGTAGATGGCGCAACAACAAACTTCAAGCCTTGATTAGCTCCATAAACATGGTAAGCGTTGTCGTTTGAATCTACTCCTTTAATTTTAGAAACGATTACCCATAAATCACTTGTTAAAGCTAAAACGTTAGCTTTACCTTCTTTAGTTTCTGAATCATTTATAATTACAGGCCCTACCGTTTGAGTGTAAGACATAAATCCAGCTCCCTCTACCACTTCGTAATTTGGCGTTACACTATTGTGTAACCATTCCGCTTTAACAGGGTAGAAAGAACTTGTTTCAAGTGGGTATAACCCTGAATTTAAATCCTTTACAGTTAGATTTGTAATCAACATTGGATTAGTTGGGTCTTTTGTGATAGAAATTGCTTTCAATCTTATTGCTAATAAATCACCGCTTAAATTTAAAGCGGTATTGTCGCAACCTTTGCTGACATCCTTAATTATTCCGCAAAAACTCATAATGTTATTTTTTTTAGGTTAGTAAGCAATTGAGTAATAGTTTGGATGCACAGCATCAGGATGATTGACATTAATCAATGTAGAACACTTGAAGCTTCTACTTACCTTATCGAACTCAGTATTAAAAGTACTTTCTGTTGGTACTGGAAACGAAGCCATTGGCATACCCACGGTCAAAACTATCCTGTGTGGCAATAAGTAAGTATCTGCAACGCCTGTTGTGAAATCTCTTAATGCGTAAGTTAATTCTTCGTACTTGATAAACTGAATGTCTCTGTAAACGAAAGAAGAAAACGAACCATTAGAAGCTTCAACTGGTACAAATCTGATTCCTGCAAAGTCATTTTGCTGACGTTTTGACTGGATTATATCGAAAATTTCAACCGTTAGCCAACCGTATTTTTCATCGTCCGAAATCATTTGCAACTCGATTTCTTGGTTGTCAATTACAGCATCAATATAAGCTAAAGCCTGCTCGTAAGTCATAGCCTTTTGCAACTCTTTTGTTGCAGCGGAGTTTTGAGCAATGGTAACTGTTGGAGGATTAACTGCTGTAATTTTTTTCCACTGACCATCGTCTTTTTTATAAGCTTTTAAAAGACTAGCGTTTCTTAAGTCAGCAGCAACTAAATCAGTGTTACCTAACCAATAGGTTTTCATCGCAGAAAAAGCCAAAGCTGTCGCTTGTGATTTTTCTTTTTCCAAAACAAAGGCTTCTGAAGGCTCTGGATTATATCTATTTATACCGTACATTTGATATGCAGCAGGCGTTAAATCAATTAAACACAAAGAACAGTTTTCACCCATTTGGATGGTGCTGTTTTTCAAAACTTCAGGAAAGGTACAATCTCCTGCAACCTCACAACCTTCTGAAACATTTGCGTCTCTGATTAAAATTGGTGCTGGGCTGTATTCTTCTAGTTCAAGAGTTACAGAAGTGTTATATTTCTGAGTTTGTCTAAGCAAAGCTTGCAATACCAAGCTGTCCGTAGGAAACTCGTTAGCTTTCAGTGTAGAAACATCTACGCTATTAACATTTATCATTTTATATTATTTTTTAAAATTTAATTTTGTTACATCGAAAGTCTTTCCCCCGAAGTTTACGCCTGTATTAACTGGTTTAGTTGGCTCTTGTTTATGTGAAAGGTTAGCCTTTAAATCCGTTAATTCTTGTCTTAAATTGGTAATTTCAGCAGTAGCCAAACCAAATTTACTTTGCAAATCATTAAAAGCAGTTACAACTGTTTCTACAAATTCAGCAGTTTGGTCTTCTTCTTTTTTCACAACGCTTGCGATTTTTCCGCTTGCAACACTCACGGTATAAACAATTTCATCAATTGTCAAAACGTGTTCGCCATCTGTTGCATCTACTGATACACCTTCTTTTACCTGTGCGATGTCACCAATAGCCGAGAAAACCAAAGGCTCTCCAGCGACATCTTGTAATTCTAATTTTGCTTGTGGCTCTTTTTTTACAAAGCCTAATTCAGCAAGTTTCTCTCTCAAGTTCATAGTTATTAATTATTAATTTATTAAATTCAAAGTTTTTAAATCTTTTTTTGTCAAAAATACATCATTTTTCTTTATAACGTCAAAAAGTTCAGCGGATATTTGCGTATTCTCTTTAAAAATCTTATATACAAATTCATCTTCTACTTCTAACATTTCAGACATTTGTTTTAAATATTCAGTTGTAACTCGTTCGTTTTCAATAGTAAATCCTGCTGGATGATACATAAATTCAGCCGTATCTGTTGTAAATCTAATATCACCGAGCAAAAACAAAAGAAAACCAGCACTATATGCATAGTTATCTACATTGGTAACGAAAACAAAACCCTCTTTTTTCTTGGTTATTATTTGCGACTCCATAGAACGTAAAACCTTGACAAATCCACCTTTGCTTTCTATGTCTAAGACCACTATTTTAGGTTGTTTCAGCTCAGCTATAAAAGCAGTAAACCTTCTTTCTAAATCTAAGCTAAAATCCTCTTTTACTTCAAATATTATTTCTTCCATTTTTCACAAATATTTTTCTGTCCTGTTGCGTAAATTTTAGTTGCAAAAGGGCAATTACACTTTCTACACCCCCATCCCTTTGATTCTACAATTTTAAAATCTACAAAAGTACTAAAAACAGACTCTATTTTTTCTTCGCAGTCTAAGCAAGTAGATAACCTCTCTGTTGCCAAAGGGGTTATCTCTTTTGTCGTTGCTTTTAAAACTGCTTTTATAAAATCTATCATAGGTACAAATATAATGGTTTTTTTTTATTTTGACTTTATCTTTACTTGTAAATTACTTTGGGCTTCCCTTAATGATTCTAGTATTAAAATAGGTTGCCCGCTTGCGTTAGTTGCTTGCGTTGGTTGTTGGTCTGCTCTAGCTATTATTGAAGTTCTAGCAGGGTTTTCAAAGCTTGATGTTGCTGTTGCTGTTGCCGTTGTTGGTGCGCTTGTTGTTCCGCTACTTTGACCTGACTGACCTGCTCCGCTTCCAATATCTGTATTTAATATATTTTGAACAGACTTAAATCCTGTTGTTGCAGCTAGTGCAACAGCTGGGATAGCTAAAGGAAATCCTAATTTAACACCAGCCGTAATACCCTCGTATGTGTTAATTAAAGCGGTTGCAATTGATAACTCTTTGCTTTCACCAAATATAGCCTGCGCAACCGCTATCGAATCTTTCAGCATTCGTAGTTGATTTTCTCTATTTGTTTTCGAAACCTCTTTATCTATTACACCTTTAGCTAACTTATACCTCTTATCCTCATTAATTTTTATTTGAGTTAATTGCGCCTGTGTTATCTTTCCATTATCTAAATCTAATTGCGCTAATCTTAATCTTTCAGTATGTTCTTCTTCTAATATTTTTAAACGTAATTGACTTTCAGCATATCCTTGCTCTTCAATAGTCAATAATCGGTTTTCGTATTCCAAAACTCTAAGAGCTTCTTCTTCTTCTTTTCTAGCGATTTCAGATTCTTTAAAAGTAGCATTTATAGCTTCTAAGCTTTCACGGTAGCCGTTTTCAATTTCTAGTTTTGCGGTTGCCTTGTCTCGTTCGTTTAATAGAGATTGTTCTATCCTTGCGTTTTCGGCTTCTTTTAAAAATTGTGCGTTTTTGATTAACTCATTTTTTTCTTCTTGACTTATACGTTTCTTTTCTTCTATTGCTTTTTGTTGTAAAGCAATTTCTTCATCAATAGTTTTTGTAGATATTTCTAAAATTTTTTTTGATTGCTCTTCTGCATTTTTAACAGCTTCGGTATTCCCTTGTATTTTGTTTAAATCAGAATAATATTTTGTATAAAAAGCTAATTGTTCTTCCGCCGTGTGTTTTTCAGTTTCAAAAGTTACCTTTTTGTCTGACAATTCCTTAATTGCTAATGCGGTTCTTGCTTCAGCTTCTTTTTTCAAAACGTTAGTTTGTAGAGCTTTTCCAGCCATTAATCTGTCGTCAATATCTTTATATTCCCCTAACATATCCCTTAGCCTATCTGCTTGGTTTGCCGATAGTTGGAATTTTTTAGCCATATCAAAAAGATTAATTCCAATTCTTACAAATCCTTGCTCGTCAAACAAATTTCCAGCTCCTATCTTATTGTCTGTTACTTTTTTGAATAACCTGTCATACTCCCCTAACGCTTGCATTTTTAAAGCCTGCTCTTTTGCCACAATAGCTCCTATCTCTTTAGATGTGATACCTTCTTTATGTAGTTTAGTATCCAACAATTCTACCTGTTTTTTCAAGCCACCTGTAACTATTTTAAATTCATCATCTGCAATTTGAACATTTGCATCACTAATTTTTTTACTTTTTTGAAGATTAAATAATTTAAGTTCTTGTTCGTTAGTGTATAGTGTTGCTCTTTTCCTTTGTAGTTCGTTAAACTGAGTTGCTACCGTTAAATCATTTTCTAATAATTCTTTTGTTAATTTACGCCCATTTAAAGCAATAGCAAGTTTTCGTTGTTCTACTCCCAATTCTTGCTTTGCTAATTTTGCAACCTCCGTCAATTGATTCTTTTGCAAATTAATAACACCTTTCATAGCTTGACTTCTTGAATCCATACTTTTGGTAGTATCTTCAAACCTAATCTGCATTTCCTTTTCTTTACCCGCATTAACCGCAAGTGTAACCGATAGTTTAGCGGAAGAAGCTTCTAATTCTCTTATAGCTTTGTTTAAATCAGCCGTGGCCCTATACGCTTTAATTGCATTATCTCCCATATTTGATAACGCATCGCCTGCGCTTGAGAAATCCGCCATTGAAATAAATTTAACTACACTCATGACCGATTCTCCAAGGCTTTTAAAACTAGCAATTACGCCATCTATTACGTTTTTAACTGGAGCAAAAGAATCGTATAGTTTAGTAACTACTGCTATTATACCAGTTATAACAGCTAATATACCTACTTTTGAAAGAGTTAAAAAAGACTTGCCTAACCCTTCAAAACCTTTTGATGCCTTTTCTGTTGCAACCGTTTGGGTATTAGTAGATTCTGCTGCTAGTTGTGAACTTGTCTTAAAACCCAACATTGATTTAGTTGCTTGACCTGCTTGAGTTGCATAATTAGATACTGTTTTACCGCCCTCGCCGACAATCTTGCTAAAACCAGCTACTACCGTTCTAGCTTGCTGAACAACTGGTATATTATTGGCAAAACCGCTACCCAATTCAAATATTTTCTGTCTATAATTTCCAGTTATATGACTAGCTTTCTCTAATTCCGTTCCGTTATCAACAATGAATTTTTTATTTTTATTCATTTTATCGTTTAATAACTCGATAGCCTGCGCCCCCTCCTTAGTACTTGCATCAACCTGATTACGGATAGCTAATAATTCTTTATTTTGAATAGTGGCTTGCTCGATAGATTTAGCATTTTCGGTCAAGGCTTTATTTTCTTTCACCTGGGCCAAAGTCAAGTCATTAACCGCTGTTTGCTGTTTTTTATAAGAATCAGTAAGCTGTTTTAATTCAGCTTCGTTTTCTACAAACTTTTTTGTTTGCTCCCCTGTTGCATCACCGTTTTTTAAAATATCTTTTCTTAAATCGGCATTGGCTTTTTGAAGTTCAAAAATCTGTTGCTTTGTCTTTACAATGCTATCATTTGCTTCTTTTCGGTCTATTGTAAGAGTAGCAATATTTATAATATTTGATTCCATTTATTCTGTTTTAGTGAATTTCCAATTTAAGTTTGTAAAAACTATTTTACCATCTACTGGGCTGTTTCTACTTCCGTATAAATACCCCTCAATTTGAATGTATATAATTTCTCCTGCGTACGCCATTCGAGAATATTGTATAGCTATATTATCAACTTCTTGCGTTACAGTATTATATCCGTTTTGAGAATAAGCCGAAGTAAGGTACATATTCCAATACGCGTGTCTAGTTGAAAAAATATTGAACCTAACTTCATGAGATGCCGAAGTAGAGAACTCATTTGACTGATTTCTAACAGTTACTATAAGTTTTTCTATAATCAAATCAAAAGTAATCCAACCGTCTTTTTGAATTTCCAATACTTTAAATACAGGTAGGTTAAAATTAGGAATATTAACCTCTAAAGGTTGTAATGAATTTTTAATATTAAAAGGGGTTTCTACCAAATTGGTTAAATTAATACTGTATCTATAATCATTAACTTCCTCAAATAAAACTTCCTCTTCTATATCTAAATTGCTTTGAAATTCTGAAATATAGTTGGTTAAACCTATATTTGTAACGTTAATATTAGCCAATCTACTTACTCCACCTTCTAAACTTGTGTAAAAAAATACAATATTAGTATTGCTTATGTTACTTACTACTTCTTTATTTGCTACTCTTATTTCAAATTGCGTAGTGACGTCAAATGTAACAGGAAAAGCTAAAACTTCAATGCCATTTACGAATATAAAATTTTTATTTAAATCCGCGTTTTGAATAGTTATAGAACTAGCTGCACTCTTATTAATTGAAGCGTAAAGCAAAGACTGGTCTGTTATATAAACTTCTTCATTAACACCAATACTTAAATTCAAATCATAAACTATCGGAATATCCACTGCTGTTTTTTGAATCAACAAGGATTTGATAGAAATATTATCCTTTTTAGTACTAAAATTAATTTCTAAAGGCATCCAATAAGAAGATAGTTGTTTTATAAAAAAAACTTGTTGCATATTGAAATCATTTAACAACAACGCATTGTATTTGAAATCTAATTCAGCAATTACTGGTTGTTCTATATTATCGGTATAAGATTTATGGAATCGTTGATAAATTTCAAGTATGTTTGGAGAAACAGATACATACATACCAACTTCGTCTTTTATTCCATTTACATAAATGGAATAAAACTTAATTTCTGTTTCAAATCTATACAAATTTAATTTCTTTGGCTCTGTAATCTCTCCAACCTCTCTTAAAGGTATTGTGCCATCTTCTTTTATTTCTTGATCGGAAAACAAACGCATATTACCTGCTCCAAAATCAGAATTTAAGTATACTTTTTCTTTTTCTAACGATTTATTATTATTAAAAAAACTATTGTAAAATTCTAAACCTTCTGAATATTTTACTATGTTTTTTTTTGCCAAGCCTTCCTCACTTACATATTGTTTTTCTTTATCAAAATATTCACTGTAATCAATGAAATTATCTTTTAGAGTTTCAATGTTTTTCCAAAGATTAAAACTTGCGTATCTTGTAGAATCTAAAACATCAATATAGCCATTAAATGTTTCTAAAACTGATTCAAGAAAATCAAAAGTTGTTAAGCTATCAGAAAATTGCGCTGTACCATCTGCGCCATACCAACCTACATCGCTTGAGAAATAATATAAAGGAAAATATGTATCAAGTAGGTAATCCCCTGACAATGTATATCCTAATTTTTTAAATATAGTTTCTATTGCGAATTTAATATTAATTAAAATATTAGATTCTTCTAGTACTATTAATCCACTTTCAGACTGCGCACTAATACAAGCAGTGGTAACGTTGCCTGTTCGATTGTGTTTTTCAATAAAATTATAAATATTGGCTTTATTGTAATTTGTCCCAAAATCTACATCTTTCATTAACAACTCTTTTGCTTTTTTCAATAAAAAACTATCTGAAAAAACTATGTAAGTATCAAATGACTCACTATCTTTTTTTATTTTTAGTTGTTGCTTTTTTAAATAAATTGTATCATTAAAAACCACATCACAATCAATAGACTGTGCCATGTTTTTTGATTTGGTATTAGGAAGATAATTTGAATTTAAAATCCTTAAATTATTACTACTTTTATCTAATTTAAAATTATTGGTAAAAGAATATGACTCTTGCAGTCCATTTAATTTTTGCGTTCTTTTAAACGTTACTATCTGATTCTTATCTACATCTAAGTCTTCATTATTTACAATTAATCTCATATTTTTAGTTTTAAAATATAATCAAAGGTAAGCATTTGATTTGCTTTTGAACCTGTTAATTCCGCTTCAATAAAAAAATCATTACCATTAACCTGCTTCATATTAACCTCAACTTTTGGCGACCTTAACAAGTCTTCAAATAATTCTTGAAGTTCTATCATTTTGCTTCCTTTAAAAGAAAATTCATTATTGTATTCCGAACTAGCCTGTACTTGTGGAGAAATATTTTCGTTTTCGTTATAGTAAGAATTATTATAAAATTCTACCTTACTTCTATTTGAATTATTAGAATCAATTTGGCTATAAAAATAAGAGTAACCGCCTTTTCGATTAAAGAAACGAAATTGAACTATTGGAACGCAATCTATACCTTTAAAATTAGTTACATAATGCTTATATGCTGCATTCCCATTATTAACGCTTAGCAACGTCATGCCTTTAACACTATCAACTTGCTGTGTCGTTAGTAATGCTGTACCAACGCCTTCTATCTCTGGAATACTTGCGAAAAGATTGTTAATATTAACTGTGTTTAAATTGCTTTCGTTTTGGAATACAGATAAGTAGTTATTAAAACCGCTACATACTTCTATTGTGTTTGGTGCTAATATTGTGTTTACCGTTGGTATGGTAGGGTTAAAAAACTTATCCGATTGGTATTTAGTACCGAGCATAGAAAAGAAAATACCAGTATATGAATCTACTTGATTTGCGCTTTCAATAAAAACAAAATCATCAAATGTATAGCCATCAAAAAAATAAGTACTATCATCGGGCAACGCTCCATTTTTAACAATTAAAGATGTACTAAATTTTTCTATGCCAAAGTTTTTATTTTTACTAAAATCATAATCAAAATCTTTCAATTGAAGAGCTTTGAAAATTTCCTGACAATTTATCGAAAATACTTTAGTTTTAGTATTTGGCGGTATGTTTTTTATCGTAGCGGTTGCATTTCTCCATTCCGAAGTAATTACTACATCCAAAAGATAGTCATCATAATTGCCTACCAACGAATCGGTAGTAAATTCAAAGATAACTGGATTAGTGGCATTAAAAAATAAAGCTGGTTGCTTGCTTACCGTGATAGCCATTTTATTTTATTTAAATCTTGTTTATATTCTTCTACTGCTATATTGACAATATTATTTACATTGTTTTCACTAATTACCTCTTGCAATAATACAGACCCCCCTTTTTTATCCCAACTCGTCCCTTCGGTCAATATGTTTGCTAAAACTGAATTAGCATCTAAAAACAAGCCTTTTGCATCTAACCATGTTTGAATATCTTGCAATGTTGGTTTTCTTTTATATTGTTCCCCATCTCTTAATTCTAAGATGTAACTTTCGGCAACTACTGAAATTTCTGTCTTGTCTTTTGTTGAAGTGTCTTTAGCTTCTACTGATTCAATTAATTGTTTAGTTGCCACCATATTTTCAGCGACAATAGCACCTTTTAACGGCTGCACAAACATATCATCTACCAAAGATTCTAAATCCATATCGTGTAATTAATTTCAATACCAGTACTCTCTATTGCTTTGGCATATTTTACAGTGTTGTAAATTGGTCTTACATTATTTACTTCAAATTGATAACCACAATTAATATAATTTATAAACTGTTTTATAAAATCAAAAGTAATCATATCTTTTACAATACTAACATATTGACCGTTAGAGTAATTAACATCTGTATTGAAACCAGAAGGAACGCCAATAAATAAAACCCCTGTAAATTGTGTTTTTGCTTGGTCTAAAATTGGCGTGGCTTGACTGATTACATTTGCGAAATAAACATTAATTATTTCGTTGGTATTTACTCCTGTCGGGTCTGTATCATAATATTGAAACTCATTATACAAAGCTATGTACTGAAATATCTCAGAAGGCTCTACTGCATCAACTGGTAAAATGTATGTATTATCCTTTGGCTTTAGGTTTATTGCGCTCATATTCGTTATAGCTTTGTAATTTTTCTGCTAATATACTCAAAATAATTGTATCAAGATTAAACAACTCTCTTTTAGCTTGGTCTTTTTCATTTATGTTTAAGGGTATGTTTTTTTTATTGGCCCAATAGTTTAGGTAATAATACTTATTTACAATATCATTTTCAAAACCACCGCTGCTGTTTGGTATGTTGTAACTAGCATTAGTGTATTCAATAGCTTCTTTTATTTGTATAATGGATTTTAGAAACTTGTAATAAAATGCTTGATTTATTATTTCGGTATGTTCTTTTTTTATTTTAAAATTAAATTTAGACCATATATTGTTTACGACTGATTTAATATCGGATTCATTTTTAGCCTCCTGCAAATCAAACCAATCATAAGCATTTACTTTCGCCGTAATTTCACTTACCGATATACCTATGTCTAAGAACTGAGAAAAAGTATCTTTGTGTTTTAATATTGTTTTTTCTATTAAGCCCATTGCGGTAGTGTTTTAAGTTCAAAAATAAATCTCATTAGTAACGCATCGAACCAGTCGGGGCTTCTTCCAGTACGTTCTTTGAATTTCTTTTTAGGTTCTAGCGAAATTTTACCTTCATCGTCCGTTGGTAATCTACATATCTGCTCTAAGTCTGCAATTATTTGCTTTTTAAAAGTAAGGTCTTCTATGTAAATCAAACCCTCATCTACATATTTTTTAAGCATAAAAGCACACTCACTTTTTAAGTTTTTATATTGTTTATCCTTAATAGGTGCGCTATTGTTTACAAATCCACGAGCAACTGTCAATCTCTTTAAGCTGTTAGCTGTGAACTTCCTTAGTCCGTCTGCATCGTAAACGATATTACTAAACGGTATCTTATGCAGCTCAGCCAATTCTTTAATTTTAGTGCCAATTGCGGTTTCGTCTATTTTATCTATTCCGTAAGTTTTAATAACTTTGAAACCCTCCCAAATAAATATTGTAAATAAATCCGCTCCCATGTAGGCTATATCGGCGGTCATATATCTTTGATTATTACCTTGTACGTAGTTGTTTGTGAAAATATCACATATTTTGGAATAATCAAACATAGCGTAGGGGTTGTCGTCAAATTCAAAGTTCCCGTATATCTGACGTTGTTTAGTCGATTCCGATATGGTGTTGTCGTTAAGCATATCGTTAATCCATTCAGCAACTGCTGGATTAGGATTATCGCTAGGTAATGCTAAAACAAATTTTCTAAATTCTTTTTCTTGACCATCAACGGAAGGCTTGTAGAATTTACTGTAAACGTGATTTTTAGCAGGATTAAAACACTCAAACATTTTTCTTTTAAGTCCGTGTTTTTCATTGTTTCGCCATCCTGTTCTTTCAAATAGTTTGTCAATTATTTCTTGGTCTGTTTCGTTGCTTTCATCTACGGCACACCTTGTTAGTTCAAAACCTCCAAATCTTGTATGCAACGGGTCTGTTGGATGTTTAGCCGAATCAATTAAAAATATTTCACTTTTATTTGTGAAAGTGATTTTGTTTAATTGTTGATTGTAGTTGTAATCCTCTCCTGTCTCGATACCATAAAAACTTAGTTGCTTAAAAAGAGTTAGTAAAGCGGTTCTTTTTAAAGTCGTTAATTCCTTTCTAGCTAAACCCCAAGCAATATCTGGGTAAGCTAAACAATCAAAAATAATTGCCACGACTTCTATAACAGTCTTGCCCGATCTAGCTGCTCCTCCATATCCTATCGAGGTTGTAGTTTCATCCGATAGTAGTCTAAGAGTTTTTATTTGCTTATCGGTGCAATAGAAATAATCCCCATTAGCATAGGAACCAATAGGGATAGATTTATACTCTTTACGTTTGTAAAGTTCTATGTAAATATTAAGCTCCGCTCTTGTCATTTAGTTCTTTAACTGCTTTCGCTCTTTGTATCAATTCCTCTGTGGTAAGGTTTTCTATTGCAATACCTGTTTTAATTTCTCCTGAGTGTTCTTGGTGTGTCTGCGACAATCTTCTATGTTCTTCTGGACTTGCAATTAGTTTCATCAACCCCATTTGCAAAGTTGCGTTGTCGCTATCGTACCATTTTTTACGCAAAGATACTTTTATAGTTGTTCTGTTTACTTCCAATAATTCCCTTAACTCGTTAAAATCGTTAGAATCGGGTTTGAAATAATCATAAAATGTAGGTTTTGAAATAGGCAAAAAAGCAACGATGTCCTCCACAAAAAACAAGTTGTGTTTGACTATCATTTCCTTTGCTTGTTGGAAGATTTTATTTTTGTCGTATGCCATAATTTTAAATAATTCCTACTTTAGTTCCTGTTATAATCCCTCTTACTTTATTTTCTGTGGTGAAGCTAGTTACACATTTTAAATAATATGTAGTATTGGCTGTTATTGATACGGTTAAAGGAATACAAGAAGCTCCTGCATCCTCTGCTCCTGACATTCTAGCCATTACCCCTCCGTTATCTACCATAATTGGTTCTGTCCAAAGAGTAATCGAATCTGTAATAATTCCTGCGATGTAATCATCTGCTTTCTCGCCAGCGGCTTGATTTAATGAAAAACCACCAGTTATAATCCATTTACCGGGTGTAAGTGTAATCGATGTAATATTAGCTGTAACTGCATTGGTAATAGTTTGATTTATGACAATACTTTCTATTTTAGTCCCTAAAGTAAGAATATCAGCTAATTGGTTAGAAGTAATAGGGCTAACTGCAACCTTACCTAAAGCATCGCTAACTAAAGCCCTACTAGCTGTTAAATTAGTAGTTAAAATAGTACTTACTGCCCCTGTTGCCTTGCTGATTATCCAATCCCAAACTTTAAGAAAAGAGTTTTGTCGAATGTTTGAACCATCATTTATTACAAGCCTGTTAGTGTCTATAATATTATTTCCAGTTGCCGTATTATTAGTTCTAAGGACTAATAATTCAGCCGATGAAACTTCACTAGATACTGTATTACCTAACGCATCCGATATTACAACCTTATTAGGAGTAAGGTTAGCTTCGCTACCGCCCGAAGCTGTCTTAAAACCCGTGTTAGTATCTTTCCAACTGTAAAAATCTACAAAAGGGGCGTTATTCTCATCTAAAAGTTCGGCTATATTGTAATAGCTGACAAATTTATCTTCGAAAAACAAAGCCGTAATAGTTGCTGATAGCTTTCTAAATTCTGACAATTTAGCTGACTTTTCAAATTCGATAACATTATTTATTGTATCCGTTATCTTAAGGTAAGTACCTTGTATTTCTATTTTTTTAGCCATTATTTTATTCTTTTATTTAGCAAATACCCAACACTTACTAAGCTGTTGGGTATAAATCATGGAGGGTTTTTAAAAAGTGGTCAATGCAAAGATACAAAACCAAATCGATACTAAAATACAAAAGGCTATAAAATTTTTCATGTTACTCTATATTAATTTTCAATTGATTTTCTGCTTCTTGTTTTGTAATGGTTGGTATCTCGGCAAATTGACCTTTGAAAAAAACACATACATTCCCTAAAAAAGCATACTGAAAGGTCAAGGGTTTGTCAAAAGATAACGGTTCATGGGCCAACTGACAAACATAATTTTCATTCCAAGGCTGTTTAATCCACATTCCAGCTTTGTACCTTTTTTCAATTTCGGTTTTGAAGAGGGCTTTTACTTTTTTGATGTTTGCTGGTTTGGCTTTAATTGTACAAAAGTCTATATTTTCTAGATACAATCCATAATTTGTGAATCCAAATCCTTCTACACATCTTTTATTTATATTTTCTTCTCCTGTAGCCATAAAAACACTACCAAAAACATTCTCATACCACTTACCCACTTCTATTTCAGAAAAAACCTCTGGAAACAATTCTTTTACCGTTGTTGTGCCATCGTTTAATGCGTATATTTGTTCTTTTGATAGTTGGAAAGCCTTATCAAGAGAGTTTTTCTCCGCTATCTTAGGCTCTAAAGCATTTTTGTAATCCACTCCGCAAGCTTTTAAAAAGGCTTCTTTGTTGTAGGTTGGGAAGAACATTCTGCCGTGCTTAAACATATCACTAGGGGGGATATTAGTAACTAGATTATTAACTGACATATAATTATTCACCAAAAAACGATCTGTTTCAAAGTTTGTAATATCTTCGATTTGAATCCCAAAACTCTTCAATACTGGTTTAATTTCCTCCCATTGCGCCTCAGTGCATGGCATACTTACTGCTTTAAATTCCATATTCTATGTAGTTTATTTTATTTATTAATTCTTTTAAACGGTTAGGATTTTCTTTAGAAATCATTAACTTATCCCTTTCTTTTTTTAAATCTGATAGTGTTGGAGGGGGTGTGTATTTTTTCATAACTCACGATATTTTTCTACTGCATCCTTTATTTCTTCTATTCCACTATCTCCGCTATCCATCCATTCAACAGAAGACCAAACATCTCTAAGCCTGTCTATTCTTGTTTGTAATCTAACCTCAAAAGATTGCAACATTAATAAAACACTTTCAGTTTCTCCTGCTGCATCCGTAAAACCTAACTCAACAAGCCTATCGCGCATTTTCTTTAATTCTTCTTTTCCCTCGTGTATGTCATAATGTTCTTTATAACATAAATAATTGTAACTCCCTCCACTCATAATTTTATTAATTTTATTTTTCTTTCTCTAATAACCTTTTTAAAACGTTTCAAAGTCCCCCATACACCTACTCCTTCGTGCCATACTTGTGCTGCATCGTTGTGGTCTATGATTTTGTAAACGACTTCCCTACCTTCTTCTTGAT